GCTTTTATCTATGGCTCTCTCTTCGACTCAGGTTGGGTCAGCACGATTAAAGTTACGAAACAGACCCGTAAATGGGACCGCCACCGAGGTACAACCTGGGCTGGCAAGGTCGACATTACGGGAACGTCTAGTAAACTTCATTTCGCACGGACAACCCTTACATCCTGGCCGCAACCGCGTCTCCCATCGTTTAGTCCTTCGATGGGTTGGCAGCGGATTGCAAGTGCACTCGCTTTACTTCGTCAGGCAGCCTCTAAAGGCTCCTATCGGAAGCATAGGTGAAGTGTGTAGATATCCATAGATGTATGTGAGATAACCCCTGAGTTTGCGAAAACTTCAGGTTTTAAAACTTTCTATCTACAAAAATCGAGGCTTATTATGGCCGTTGCTACTAATATTGTATTAGCAGACGCACTGGCAACACCAGTGAACCACACCTTCCTGCCTATTGGCATGGATCCTTCAAGTGACGCATTCTACTTTGTAGACCAGTCTCAATCAAATGAGATTGGCTACTGGAGAATAGGAGTCCGTATAAAGGCACCTAGTGCTCCGAAAGCTGGCGAGTCCTCAAAGAATCGTGTTCGTCGTATCCAGATTAGTCTGGAAGAACCGATTCTCGAAGCTCTTTCCAACAATTCGGCCGGTTATACTCCGTCACCGACAGTTGCGTATATCCCTCGGGCTAACATCGAGTACGTTCTTCATGAACGTTGCTCGCTGCAAAACCGTAAGGACCTGCGCAAAATGTCGTACAACCTTCTAAACGATGCCAACATTGTTAGTGTCGTCGAAAGCCTCACTTACTTGTCATAAGTAGCGAGGTCTTCTATGAACACATGCGAATGTATAGAACTCCAAGCATTGGAGTGCATCAGAAGGCGAGTAAGAAGTCCATTATTTGCAAAGCGAATCACGACACTTTCCTCTTACTTAGAGGCCGGTGGCGCGGTTTTGCCTGCATCTTACTCTGAGGTCTCCTCTTTCCGAAACGACTACCTCTTGGCCAATCTTTTAAAGAAATGGCCGGGATGGACAGGAGTAACGGAGGCTGAGCGGCGTATGGCTACTTTCGGTGCGTGGAATCGTGCCGAAACCATATGTTTTGATACCAACATGAGGCTTGCCGATTTCGATTTCCATCCTTTGGATGGTCCGTATGGGCCCGTTATCACATATGTGGAACGGGTCCGTCGGATAATAAAATCGATTATCGGTTCAACTCCGTGTTATAACAGTATCTACTCAGAGTGCCAATGGCCGAGTGGTGCCACGTTCGATAAGAACATGCGCACCTCCCTCGGTGAAAAGATAGGAGAACGAGTCTCCATCACCAAGAGAGCTCTCCCGTACTTAAAACTAATGTACGGAGATATACTCGACTATGCTATAGTTGAGGGAAATCGAATGGAGATGGTCCCCAAAACCGCGCTGATCAACCGCACGATCGCCTGCGAACCCACTGGAAACATGTTTCTCCAGAAAGGGGTTGGCAAAGCTATTCGTGCTAAGTTGCGCAGATGCGGTGTCGACCTGAATGATCAAACGGTCAATCAGGATCTAGCCCTTCTCGCTCAAAGTTGCAGCTTAGCAACTCTTGACCTGGAAATGGCTAGCGACACGATATCCTCATCTTTAGTTCAGCTGTTATTACCCCCTCATTGGTTTAAGTTCCTGGACGACTTGCGAAGT